CCGCCAAACTATATATTTCGTTTGTCGTTCAAAATGGGGAGGTGTATATAAATAGATGAGGAGACCGATTTATGGATAAGCCAAAAATATATGCAATCATTCTTGTTTCAGAAGCAACTAATTCTGTATCAGTTCATTTTGAAGGTTTTACAGATTATGAAGATGCTAAAGACTTCTCAAGATATATCGGTAAAGAACTCAACATAGAAAACTTGCCTTTTCCTGATAATACTACTATTCACTAAGTAGGGGTTTTATTTTAAATGTCAGAAATCGTAATTCCATATTCACCTAGAAAACTTCAAAAATTTTTGCACACACAAATTCCTAAAAGCCGATTCAACGTAATTGTGGCACATAGGAGGTCTGGCAAAACTGTAATGTGTATCAACCACATGATAAGGGATGCTTTAACTAATACACAGCCGAATCCTAGATATGCCTTTATATCGCCAACATTTAAACAGGGTAAAAGTACAGCATGGGATTATATTAAAAATTTCGCCAAGAATATTCCATTTGTTAAATTCAATGAATCAGAACTTAGATGTGACTTTCCAAATGGGTCAAGAATAACAATCTTAGGTGCTGAAAACGATCAAGCATTAAGGGGTATCTTTTTAGATGGATGTGTTATGGATGAAACGCAGAATATTAGTCCAACATTATTTCCAGAAATTATTAGACCAGCATTAGCTGACAGGAAAGGATGGTGTATATTTATAGGTACACCAAAAGGTCAAAATTATTTTTACAAACTTCATAAAGAAGCTATGCAACAAAAAAGTTGGTGGACAGGGGTTTTTAAAGCATCTCAAACACAAATATTAGACAAAGAAGAATTACGATCTGCACAAAATACTATGTCAGAAGACCTATATAACCAGGAGTTTGAATGTTCGTTTCAAGCAGCTATTACAGGTTCATACTATGGAGCTATTATAGAAAAACTTGAAACATCAGAAAGAATTACAAAAGTAGCTTATGATGAAAATTTAGATACAGAGACTTGGTGGGATTTAGGATTAAAGGACTCTACAGCCATTTGGTTTGTTCAAAGACATGGAGATCAAATTAGAGTGATTGATTATGAAGAAAACTCAGGTGAAGGATTAGATTTTTATGCAGACTTGCTAGACAGCAAACCCTATAAATATTATAGACATATAGCTCCGCATGATATAAAAGTTAGAGAATTAGGAGCTTTTGGAAAATCAAGGTTGGAAATTGCTTTAGAATTAGGTATATCTTTTGATATTGCACCAAAACTTTCTATTGAGGATGGTATTGAAGCAGTCAGAAAAGCTTTACCTAATTGTTATTTTGATAAAGAAAAAACAGCAATGGGTATTGAAGCATTAAAAGCTTACTCAAAAAAATGGGATGAAAAGAATCAGTGTTTCAAAAATAGACCGATACACAACTTTGCATCACACCCAGCAGACGCATTTAGATATGGCTGCACATTTATTGGGGGACAAAAAACAAATTGGAAAGAACCAGTTCAGGTTGATACAAGTTACATAGTTTAGTTATGGCAAAAAAAATTGATAGACTAGAAGATTTAGAATTAAAAAATACAATACAATCTCACATTCAAAATTCATTAGGTTTCTTAGGTGGAACATTATCTGCTGAAAGAGAAAAATCTTTAGAATATTATCAAGGTGATAAACTTGGTAATGAAATAGATGGTAGATCGCAAGTCGTAAGTACAGATGTTGCTGATACGATTGAAAGTTTATTGCCAAACCTTTTAAGAGTTTTTACTGCATCAGATAAAGTTGTAGTTTGTGAACCAGTTAAAGCAGATGATGCACCTTTAGCCGATCAAGCTACAGCATATTTAAATCATGTTTTCTATAAAGAAAATGATGGCTTTCAATTATTATATAATTTTTTCAAAGATGCTTTATTAGAAAAAAATGGAATATTAAAAATTTACTATGATAAAATTCAAAAAGTAGAATATGAAACTTATCAAAATTTAACACAAGCTGAAAAGGATGCTCTCAACGATACACAAGATGAAATTGAAGTTGTAGAAGAAACAATAACTGTAGATGAAAAAGCAAAAGAGAATTTTGAAAAGCAAATTGAATCTTTACAGCAGCAAGGTTTAAATACTGAAGAAGTTCAAACACCTAATTTTAATTTATATAATTGCAAAATAAAAAGAACAAATACAAAAGGAAGTATTAAAGTTCAATCAGTTCCACCAGAAGAATTTTTAATAGATCGTATGGCAGTCAAACTTGAAGATGCAAACTTTGTTTCTCATAGAGTTCAAATGACTAGATCAGAATTAATTAGCATGGGTTATGATAAAGAAGATGTAGAAAGTCTTCCAACTTCTGACGCATCAACTCTTAATACAGAAAGATTAGCAAGATACCAGAACATAGAAGATTTTCCATTCAACACTTCCGATAACATTTCAACACAACTTGTAACAGTTTATGAAAACTATGTTCGTTATGATGCAGATGGAGATGGTATCGCAGAACTTAGAAAAATTTTATCTGTAGGAGAAAGTTCAGAATTTATTTTAGAAAATATGCCATGTGATAGCATTCCATTTGTTTCAGTTACACCTATTCCAATGCCACATAGATTTTATGGCAGATCAGTTTCAGAATTAGTTGAAGATATTCAATTAATGAAATCAACTGTAATGAGACAACTGTTAGATAATATGTATTTAACAAACAACAACAGAGTTGCAGTAATGGATGGCATGGTAAACATGGATGATTTATTAACATCAAGACCTGGTGGTGTAGTAAGAACTAAACAAGCACCTAACCAAGTGATGCAACCGATACAAGCTCAACCTATTTCACAACAAGCTTTTCCATTATTAGAATATTTAGATACAGTTAGAGAAGTTAGAACAGGTGTTACAAAATATAATCAAGGTTTAGACTCTGACTCTTTAAATAAAACAGCGACAGGTATTTCTGCAATTATGAATCAAACTCAAATGAGATCAGAATTGATTGCAAGAATTTTTGCTGAAACTGGTGTAAAAGATTTGTTCAGAAAGATGTTTGAATTATCAGTAAAATATCAGGATAAAGAAAAAATTATTCAACTAAATAATCAATATATTCCAGTGATGCCAACAGAGTGGAAAAATCGTTTTAACATTACAATACAAGTTGGTCTTGGCACAGGCACTAAAGAACAACAATTAATTATTTTAAATAATATTTTAGACAAACAACTACAAGCTTTTAATTTACAAGGTCAAAGAGAGTTTCCAATGGTGAATCTTAAAAACATTTACAATACTTTATCTAAAATGATAGAGAATGCAGGTCTTAAAACAGTGGACAGTTACTTCATCAACCCAGATTTAGGAAGACAATTTGTAACTCCACCACCTCCACCCCCTGTAACACCAATAGAAAAAATTGAATTTACAAGAATTGATGCTGAGAATAAAAGAAAAATTGCTGATTTAGAGTTAGAGTACAAAGAACTTCAACAAAAACAACAAGAAATGCTTTTAGATTTTGAAACAAGAATAAAAGATATGGCTCTAAAGTATAATACACAACTTGATACAGCTAAAATTAAAGCAGATGCTGATTTAGATAAGACTTTAATGTCAGGAAACAATAAGATACTTGAACAGGCACAAAAGTCTGGTAATATACTAAGCAGACAGATACGAAATTTGAATGAACCACAAAGACAAAGCCAAGAGAGCCGAAGAATTGAGCAGGGCGACTCAGGCGAAACAGATATTACAGAATAAACTTTTTCAAGAGTCTATTCAGGAGCTTAAAAAAATTTATTCAAATGCTTTGTTTGAACAAACTGGAGCAAAAGATGGTGAAGCTAGAGAAAAATTATGGTTAGCTTACCAAGTTCTAGGAAAAGTAGAACAGCATTTTAAAGAAATTCTTGAAACAGGAAAATTAGCAGAAAAACAATTAGCTGATTTCCAAAATCAACAAGAAAAATAATTCTAGTCAAAAGATTAGAATAAGCCAACCCATCAAGGGAGCTTAACCATAGGAGACTATATGTCAGAAACAAATCCGTTACTGAACAAAAGTTCAGTACAAGGTGCTGCTAAACATATTGAAGGTTTATTAGACTCTAAAGGAGTAATTTCTAAATCTCAAAAAGAAGAAGCACCAGTTGAATCTAAAGAACCAGAAGCGAAAGCTGAAGATAATCAAAAGGTTCAACAACAACCTGAAGCTCAACCTGAACAGGAAGCTCCAGTGCAAGAAGAAGCATCCGAAGATTCAAATGCTCAAGAAGAACAAGAAACTGATCTACACCAAATTATTGTTAATGGTGAAAAGATTGAAGTTGACCTTGAAGAATTAAAAGCAGGTTATCAAAAAGATGCCGACTACAGACGAAAAACTGAAGAATTGGCTGTTGAAAGAAGACAGATGCAATTTGACAAAGATCGTCTGTCAAAAGAGTACACAACTAAGATTGACGATCTTAATAATCTTACTGCTACTCTTAATGCTGAATTAAACAACGAACTTAATTCAAAAGAGTTGGATAAACTTTATGATGAAGACCCAACTGAAGCTGCTAAAATTGAAAGAAAACTTAGAAGAAGGAGAGAAGGCATACAGCAATCTCAACAGAAACTAAAAAGACATCAAGAACAGGAGTTTCAGAAAGTTGTAGTTGAAGAACAAAGAAAGGTTGCTATAAAGCATCCTGATTTTTCTGATCCAATAAAAGGAGCTACACTTAAAACAAACATGAGAAACTATCTTGTGCAAAGAGGTTTTTCAGATCAAGAAATCTCTGCTATTTACGATAGCAGACAGTTTGATGTGGTCTTAGATGGAATGAGATATTTTGAAAATGCAAAACCAGTAAAAACTAATTTTGCAAAAAAAATTGTCAAACCATCAAGAGTTGTTAAACCAGGTGTTAAAAGTACAAAAGAAGAAAAAGATAATAAATCAAGGTTGTCTCAATTAAGAACCTTGAAGAAGTCAGGCAATACAAAAGATGCTGTTGATCTTCTAAAAGGTTATTTATAAACAACTAACCTAAAAAGGAGACGAAAATGGCTGTATTTCAAACATACCAAACAGTCGGCATAAGAGAGGATCTAGCGGATATTATTTATTCAATAGCTCCGACAGAAACTCCATTTATGTCTGGTGTTGCTAAAACAAGAGCAACAAACACATCTCACCAATGGCAAACAGACTCATTGGCTGATGTAGCTGCAAATGCTGCGGTAGAAGGTGCTTCAATCACATACCCAACATTATCAGCAACAACTAAACTAACTAACCACACTCAGATTTCTACAAAAGCTGTACAAGTATCTGCAACAAATGATGCTGTAACATCTGCTGGAAGAAATAATGAGTTAGCTTACCAAGTAGCAAAATCTGCGAAAGAATTAAAAAGAGATATGGAAACTGCTCTTTTATCTAACGTAGCTGGTACTGCTGGAAATGCCACAACTGCAAGAAAATTAGGCGGAGTTCAAACATGGATTTCAACTAACGTAGATGCAGGTGCTGGTGGTTCTGGTTCTGGTGGCGGTTCTGCAAGAACAGATGGAACTCAAAGAGCTTTCACAGAAGACCAATTAAAAGGTGTTCTAAGAAGTTGCTTTGATGAAGGTGGAAATCCAAACATGATTATGGTTGGAGCTTTCAACAAACAAAAACTATCTGGCTTTACAGGCGGTTCAACAAGATTTGACCAAGCAGAAGACAGAAGATTAGTTACATCTATTGATGTCTATGAAAGTGACTTTGGAACATTACAAGTTGCTCCTAATAGATTCATTAGAGGTGCTAACTCAACTGCTGCTAAAAAAGGTCAAGATGCTCTAATCTTAGAGATGGACTACTTTGCAGTGGCTTTCTTAAGAGATTTCAGTTTACAGAATCCTGCACAGACTGCTGATGCAGACCAAAGATTCATGGTAGCTGAGTACACTCTTGAGTCAAGAAACGAAAAAGCTAGTGGTGCTGTTTACGATTTAACAACATCATAATCTTAATTGTGATAGGGGGTGTAACCTTTAAAAACTACATCCCCATCACTTAACCAATGTTGAAGTCTTAGTAAGGTTATAGGCGGAACAACAAACGGAGAAAAAAAATGAGAACACTAAACGATTATTTTTTATATGGAGTAATTGATGACATATCTACTGCTTCTACAGTAAGAATACCTGTACCAGATGCTGGTAAGGTTATTAAAATATCTACTGTATTAGGTGGAACAATCGCAACTGCAAACGCAACTGTGACTGCAAAAGTTGGTACTACTAATATGACTGGTGGTGCAATTACTGTAGCTCATTCTGGGTCTGCTGCTGGTGATATAGATACAGCAGAACCAACTGCTGCAAATAATGTTGTTGAAGGCGATTTTATTGCTTTAGCAACTGATGGTGCATCTACAAATACACATACTTTACACTTTACAATAGTTGTAAGAAGATAGTAATAATACTAGGGGGTTCATGCCTAGCGGAAGTTCCCCCTTTAAAATAATAGGAGAAAAATATGAGTTTTAATTACGCATTAAGACCTGGAACTACACAAAAAGTATCACCATCTGGTTCATCTGCTGCAACTGCAAACAAGTTTGGTACACAAACTGAATATGTAAGAGTAGCTTCTGATGCAGATTTACATATTGTTTTTGCTGTATCACCAACTGCAACAGCGAATGATATATTTTTACCAGCAGATCAACCTGAAATATT